GAATACGTCTCGCGTCTTATGAGTTATGACAATGCACTACGGCAGAACCCGCAAGCGGCCATCACTCAACTCGCCCAGCACTACGGGGTTCAGAATGCGTCAGGCGATTCGGGTGAGGATTATGTAGAGGATTATTCTACTGATTCGCACACACAGCAACTGCAACAGCAACTGGCCCAGACGCAACAGCAAGTTAATATGTTGGCCCAGACGCAGCATCAGGATCGCTACAAACAGCTTGAGGATCAGGTTGATATTTTTGCGAATGAGAAAGACGCAAATGGAAACCAGAAGCGTCCCCATTTTGAGAAGTTGCGTGAACGGATGTCGCGGCTCGTAACTGCCGGAGAGACTCAAGATTTGCAGACGGCATATAATATGGCGCTTCGCCTTGATGACGATCTCTACAAAGAGACGTTGGCAAACGAGCGTACAGCCGTAAGCAAAAAAGAAGATGCCAAGCGTAAGGCGGCTGTAGATAAAGCCAAGAAAACGCGGCCTTCACAGTCTACCGCACCCCCAAAGGGCACGGTATTGGCAAGCGGTCTTGACGACATTTTACGCGATACGATTAACACTGCCAGAACGTAAGAGTTACTGCTGTTGCCCCATGATGGGAGCAAACAGAAATGGCTACCTCTCCAAATAGTACCTATACGGAGATCGTAACCACTACGCTCGCTGGTTATTCCAAGACGATGGCCGACAACGTGACGAACAACAATGCGTTGCTTCGCCACATCGACGCAAAGGGCAACAAGTCCCCCGCGACTGGTCGAACCATCGTTCAGGAGCTTGAGTACGCTACGAACTCGACAACCAAGTGGTATTCGGGTTACGAGGTGCTTGATACTTCAACCAGCAACGTGTTCACCGCTGCCGAGTTTAATTACAAGCAGTTGGCGGGCAACGTGGTTATCTCCGGTCTTGAGCAAGTCGAGAACTCCGGCCCAGAGCAGATTTTCAATCTTCTCAAAAGCCGTATTCGGAACCTTGAAAAATCGCTCAAGAACACGATGGCGACTGCGCTTTATGCAGACGGCACCGGAACTGATTCCAAGGAAATTGGCGGGCTACAGCTTGTCGTTCCCGGCACCGTGGGTAACACGGTTGGCGGTATCAACAGTGGCACCTACACGTTCTGGAAGAACCAGGTGTATGACTTCTCGACGGAAACCATCACTGCTTCCGCTACCACAATCCAGACGGCCATGAATACCTTGTGGCTTGCCTGTATCCGTGGTGCGGATCGTCCTGACGTGATTGTCGGTGATACCAACTACTTTGGTTTCTACTGGTCCTCACTTCAGACGAACCAGCGGTTTACCTCTGATGAGTCGGCGTCGGCTGGATTTATGAACTTGATGTTCATGGATGCACCGGTCTACTACGACGATCAGTGCCCGGCGAACAAGATTTACATGCTCAACACGGACTATCTCTTCCTCAGATATGCGGAAGGCCGTGAGTTTGTGCCTCTTGGCGAGAAGGCTTCCGTAAACCAAGACGCTCTTGTCATGCCTGTTGCATGGGCCGGAAATATGACGGTCAGCAATCGCGCACGGCAGGGCATCATCCAAGCCTAAGGAGGACTTAATGCCTTATACATCTCAATCAGCGATTGGCATTGACTTCGATGGCGGGACTGAAGCAACCCCGTCGCAGGCCCTTGGAACCAGGATGGTAGGAACCGATGCTTCCACTTGGCTCTACGTCACAGCAGGCAGCGCCGTTGCCCAGTATGACGTGGTTGCCGTGACGGAAGCATACTCTGCCGTTCCGATTACCAAGGCTCTAGTCGATACCGGTGAATTGATTGCCGTAGCGCCCGAAGCGATTACAAGTGGGCAATACGCATGGGTTCAGTTGAACGGAGTTTGCACGATCAACGTCTTGGCAAGTGCTGCCGCAGATGTGATCCTGTACTCTTCAGCAACAGCCGGAAGCCTCGATGACACCGCCACTTCTCATACGAGAGTTGACGGCATCAAGCTAACCACGGCTCGTGGCGGCACGGCGGGAAGCGCACCTGCCATCGCCTCGTATCCGAAGTCGTTTGTAATCTAACTGTAAAGGGAGTGCGGGGGCGTAAAAAACCCCCGCACAACTGCTTATGAGCAATATCAGGATCGAGTTTCTACCCGGTGAAGGTGACGGGCCGGACTTGGTTGAAATCCGTCGAGTCGGTGATCCAAACACTGTTCTTTACAAGGTGACGGAAAAGGCTGAATGGCTGGAAGAGCATTTCCCGGCTGAACTCGCGGCCTATCAGAAAAGCGGCGGGAAAGTTCCGGATGCTATCAAGCCAAGAGGTGCCGAATTAACGACGCTAAAAGGAGTCGGCCCCCGACGAGCGCAGACTCTTATCAATCAGGATGTAAATACTGTTGAGCAGCTTGCCGAGCTATCGGACGCAAGTGTTGGAAGCCTCGGTGCCGGGACGGTGGATTTACGCAAACAAGCCCGTGACTATCTTGCCGAGCAGTCCGGGCAATCACCAAGGCAGGTTATTGGATGACACTGCTCACGATATGCCAAGACGCAGCCAAAATCATCGGGATAACTGCGCCTGATTCTGTTACCGCGTCAACGGATACGTCTGTTATCCAGCTTGAGGCGTGCGCGAATCAAGAAGGCCGCGCCCAAGTCCAACGGTATAAGTGGGAAGTTTTAATAAAAGAAGGAAGCCATACGACTCTGGCTGCTGAAAGTCAGGGCACGATGGTTTCGATTGCGAGCGACTTTGGGCGCTTCAGCAACAACACGATGTGGAACCGCACGACGGACAGAACCTATCACGGCCCGATCACCGGTTCCGAGTGGCAACGAGTTCTGGCAGTCACCAGCGGCGGAATTATGAATTATTTCCGCATTCGTGGCGGGTTGCTGCTTATGCACCCGACGCCCACGGTAGGGCAAAGCGTAAAGTTTGAATATCTGTCCAAGAACTGGGTGGATACGTCCGGCGGCTCAGCTGCTAACGCAGACAAATTTACCGGTGACTCTCAGACAACAATTCTGGAAGAAGAGCTTGTTGTCCTTGGCGTTGTATGGCGGTTTCTAAAGATCAAAGGCTTGCCGTTCCAGCAGCAGTTCATGGAATATCAGTCCCGTATCGAAGAATACAGCGGACATGATGGAGCCAAACCGATCCTGCGTATGGGCGGCCCCAACAGGGCTATTCTCGCGCTTAACGTGCCGGAAGGTAACTACGGCTTATAAAGGAGATTGAGATGCCGAATTTTGGTGGAATTGCTTACAAGTCCAATCCCAAGGCAAGAACAGGCGGGGCGTCTCCATACGACAGCACCACTGTTCAGAAGCCTGAAAAACACACCTACGGAGCGTTCAACCCGGCAGGCCCAACGGAAAATATCACTGCTGCGTCCACCAAGGGCGGGAATATCAAAGGCAATAAAAATCCACGCACTGCTAACCGAGCATCCTCGTACTAGGACGAATAAATGGCGCGTGATATATACGGCGAATTGCTCGCACGGACGCTGAACAGAGGCGCTCCGCCGGGGCATTCTGCTGCCTATATCACGCGGCCAGAAGCCCTACAATTACGCGCTTCCGGCGGGGGCGTTGCTCCCGGCGGGGGGCAGTACATGGCAAACGGCATCCCTAGTTTTCAAGAATCTGGCGGCGTCGATCCGGGTATTTCCGATCCTACAGGCCCAACAGGAGGGCTTGGTTCAGCAGGCCATGAAATGGGCATGTCAAGTTCATGGAACTCACCCGCAGAACGAGGAATGGCAGCGGCTGCGGCTGAACAGGCACAAAGAGACGCAGGCACTGAAGGGCCAGCGCACAGCTTGGGCGATATGTTTACTGCGTTTGCGCCTGCGCCTGCGTCTGTGCCTGCTGCTCCAGAGACACTGCATGAAATAGCAGCTAAAAATATCGAAAGAGCTATTAACAATCCTAATTTGTATAACAAAAACACAAGCACATGGACGGAAGCTGGTGTCGCTGAATTAGGTGAAGACATTAGCTCTAGTCCATTCGCGGCTGGATACCATTCGCCTGCCGCTACATTGGCTCGAAACAATAAAGATGCAACTGCGGGGCAAGTTGCTGCGGTAAACCAACATTCAGATCGAACGGGTGGTTATTCGGTAAACGATCCTCATGGCAACGTATCCGTCCCGGCTGGGATGAATATGGGGATGATTCCTGCGCTGGCAGGCACCATAGCCGGGTTTGCATCTCCTTTTGGGCTACCGATGATGATGGCCGGTTATCCTACATTGACGAGCCTGGGATTAAACGCCGCTAGAGCGGACACAGGAATGATCGGATCAGCCATGAGAGGATTTCAAACTAATATCACTGATCCTATTAACAGAGCATTTGATGCTGTCACCCAACCTATTACCCAACCTATAGGGCAGTTGGGCAACTTTCTTGGAAGCGGCGTCAGGGCCGGTGTATCTGCTGTGGGTGACTTCCTTAATGAAAATGTTGTTGATCCCCTTGGGGGGTTCGCCACCGGTTTAGGAGAAGATATCACCGGGGCGTTACCGGATTTACCGGGTTTACCGGGTTTTTCTATAGGAGATGTCCTTTCCCAAGGCGAAACGCCAGTTGGCACCTTCCAAGGCCCCCAGACAGGGGGGAATCAGGAGGTATATGTTCCACCGCAACCTGCGCCTATAACGGAGCCATTTGTTTCCGATAGTACGGAAAGGCAATTTGCAGATATTCCTCCGGATATTCCTCCGGAGATTCTGGCTAGGATACTGGCTAATGAGAAGTTTGGCCGAGAACGGGTAGGATTAGCGTAATGGCTACTTCTCCCGTCGCCATGACAGCCCAGAGCAACGCAGTGCCATCGCCTATTGGCGGCTTGAACACTCGTGATTCTGTCGATCTGTTGCCGGAAACCGACGCCATCCGGCTGGATAACTTCTTCCCGGCCCGTTCCCATGTTCAGGTGCGTAACGGTTACGACGATCATGTCACCGGACTGCCGTCCACCGTTCAGAGCTTGATGGTTTACGCCAGCGGCACGACAAGCACGATGTTCGCTGCAAGCGGCGCTGCTGTCTACGACGTAACCAGTGCCGGTTCAGTCGGCTCTGCTGTCATCACCAGCCTGTCCAACGCCCAGTTCCAGTGGGTGAATATGACAACTTCTGGTGGATCGTTTCTGTTTATCTGCAATGGGGAGGATGCGCCGCGTCACTGGAACGGTTCCGCATGGGCCACGCCGACACTCGGTAGCATAACCGCTGCCAATGTTATCAATGTTGAAGTCTACAAGGAGCGGTTGTTCTTTGTCCTGACGAACAGCCTGACATACGGCTATTTGCCGGTGAACAGCGTGGCCGGAACGGTTGCATCCGTCAATCTGGGCAGCGTGTTCAGCAAGGGCGGCAAGATCATGGCGATCAGCACATGGACACGCGACGGCGGTTCAGGCCCGGACGACAATATTCTGTTCTATACGGATCAGGGCGAGATCGCCATGTACAGCGGCACTGATCCGTCTGACGCTACGAAGTGGAGCCTTGTAGGTGTTTACACGGTAGGGCGTCCCATAGGGCGTCGGTGTATGCTTAAAGTGGGTTCTGATTGCTATCTGGTAACAGAGAACGGCCTATTGCCCATGACGCAGGTTCTGGGCACTGGTGAAGCTGCTCCCAATCGCGCTATCAGCGACAAGATCAGTAACAGCTACAACGACTCGGTTGTCACCTTCAAGGATAGATTCGGGTGGCAGGGAGTTGTCTACCCCAAGGGGGGATACGCAGCAGTGAACGTCCCCAGTTCTACAGATGGAAATTTCATCCAGTATGTGGTCAATCTGGATACGGGATCGTGGGCTAGATTTACCAATCAAAACGCTTACGTCTGGGCGGTTTACAATAGCGATCTATATTTTGGCGGTGACACCAAGGTTCATAAGGCGGATAGCGGTACGGATGACGCTGGCTCTGCCATAGAAGCAGTTGCCAAGACGGCCTTCATATATTTTGGCGGCAGAAGTGGCCCCAAACGGTACACAGCAATCCGTCCCGTTATGGCGAGTGACGCTGATCTGGAGGTAAGCATCGGATTTGATACGGACTTCAGAGATGGCACAACCACATTCACGCCCAGCACGACATCCAGTATTGCTTCGGCTTGGGATACAGCAACGTGGGATGCTGCAACGTGGGGCAGTCCCATAACAACCCAGCAGGCGTGGTTCAGTGTTGCCGACATTGGCTGGAACGCCGCCGTGCGTGTGCGAACTAGCACTACCCAGCAGTCCGTGAGGTGGCTGGCAACGGATGTCCGTTATGAAATCGGTGTCGGCCTATGATGAGTGATTACATTTGGGATTTGCTGGAACCCGCTACAGAAGGGTTCGAGTGTGTTAATCGGGAAGAAGTCCAGCAGGGTTTGGATGAAGGTGAATTTACGCTTTTTGAAGGTTTGGAATCTGCTGCTGTAACGTGTGCCTTTGGAGATTCCTTGAGGATTGGACTGGCTGGTGGCAATCTATTGGAGCTTAAAAAGATAGAAGAAGAAATCTGCGACTTTGCCAAGGCGCGGAACTTCCGGTTTGTAGAGATTATCGGACGCCCCGGTTGGGAGCGTGAATTGCCTGACTATAAACGAACAGCGGTGCTTTTAAGAAAGGAGCTAGGTTATGGGCTTCATTAAAGACTTGTTCAGCAGCCCTGAACCGCCACCTCCCATAAATTTTGGGCAGTTACAGCAAGATCAACGGGGTTTGGATGAAGAAGCCGCACGCCGCCAAACGGCTCTGTCACGTCCTGATCTTGTTACGCCGTACAGCACCACGACATTTCGGGAGACTGCGCCAGATAAATATCTACAGACTTACAACCTAGCGCAGCCCTATGAAGACTTGCGGGTACAGGAAGCAGGGCTGCGAGGCGGCTTACAGGGTTTGGCAGAACAGCGTCTTGGGCAGATCGACAGAGGAGCCTTCACTACAGCAGGGTTACCGGGGGAGCCAGCGCCGTTTACCTACGATCAATTTGGCGAACAGCCAACGTATTCAACAGCCGGTGCGAGCTATCAACTGCCGGGATACTCTGATCTCAACACCTACACGACGGGTGCGGCGGATAACTTCTTCAACAGGGCCACTGCGCGTCTGAACCCGCAGTTCGATAGGGCGGAGACGGCCTTGCGGACGCAGTT